CAAGTGCTTATAAATATATTGAGCAATCAGATTTAGCAACAGCAGTAGGTAATTCTATAACCGCTGGAACATCAACAGTAGGTATCATGTATGCTCGTGCAGGGGCAACTCAACAAATGAGTAGCACACAGACCAACACGCTTGTTCAGTACGCAGAGATATACGAGGACAGTACGGCGACTGGTGCAACTTCGGCAACTGGCAGTTCAGTATGGTTTGGTACACTGACCGATGCTGCCGGCACCACGCCTGGTTTGATTCTCGGTACATATAATGATCCAAGAGATTCTGTTTTTATCTACGAGACTGAAGGATGGTTTAAAATAACGGGAACCATACAGGTAATACTAACGGCTGGTGCGACTTTCAATATAGAAGTTAATGGTACATCCATTCGGACGATAACGGTACCAGCAGTAGCCGGGAAAATAAGCACATATACTCTTTCGGCTCTTTATTATTCGGATGGTGGAGCAGGTTATGCAGTCAGACTTACAGGTCAAGCCGACGGGTTAGGAGTTAACGTATATGGTGTCCAGACATCTCTGGAGGTTGAGTACATGGGTGATAACGCAGTGTTATAATGACGAAACAAGAGAGATTAGAATTCTTCCAGCAGTTAAGATTAAAACTTGACGAGATCGATGATCTTATGGATTCTTATGGCGGTAAAGAAGAGTTCCTCTCTATGTATTGTTTTGGCGCATTTATGCCCGGAGACGAAGACCTTGATACCAATGATAGGTATGAGTTTATGTGCGGAATGCATATGGCCGCAATAGAGGAATATGAATTAATGACAGATACAGTAGAAGATACTTTCACTAATTATTTACAAGATGAAAGTGACAGAGGAGATTCCTCTTCAATTGACTACTGGTTAAATTAAATGAAATGGAACTTATTAGAAAAATCATTATCGGGCAAAACCCGAAAGATGCCATGGCTTACTATGTGGGCCAGAAGGCAGGAGAGTCAGTAATCGATTCTATCGTATTAGACGACAGATGTTTTGTAAAACACGGAATTCGTCGCTATCTTGTATACATCTATAATAAAGAACAGGGCATAATGCTTTGGAAAACAGTAGATGATATGCCAGTATTAATTGAACATGATTGTGACTTCGAATGATTGTAATTGATAACTTTATAAAAGACCAGGATCTGTTGATGGATCTTGAACGTAACAAGGAATACCTATTTAATGACAACGGATCTTACTACTGGTGGAACGGATGGTGGAACTCACCAGACGATACATTAAAGAAAAGACTAATCTGTTATATATGGAGAGACTATTGTCCGTATGGCTCTGTATCTTTAGATGGGTTTGAGTACTGGACCGGACAATACGGTGAAGGTAAAGGGGTTTCCAACCTAAACATGCACTTAGATAAAGATGAAGCCCTTTGGAAATCAGAAGGTATAGTAAAGGCCCCTATTATAGGAACAGTGTTCTATCCCGTTGAGATGGATATAGAAGGCGGTTATCTTGAGATATTTTCCAATGGTCCCGACAATGAGCCTGAAAGAATCCAAGCAAAGCACAATAGGTTAATCATATTTGATGCAGGTAACACTCATCACAGAGTTACAACTGTAACCAAAGGAACAAGATCTGCTATTGCAATAAACCTTTGGGATGAAGCACCAACAACAGAATTAAAGTTTGAGGCTCCAGAACCAATATGAGACCTTTAAAACATTTTCTTGTAAGAGTTCCTAATGTAACACAAGACACTGTAACTCTTAACGGAGAGGAGATATATATTGACACCAAGTGGGATGAGTTTAAGCATCGTACCATGGAAGGAGAGGTTGTTGGTGTTCCAGAAAAATATGACACAGGGGTAGAGATCGGAGACACAATGTACTTTCATCATCATGTAATATTGGGCGGTAATCATTTGGTTCTTCAGGATGGTGCTGATCAATTAGAAGAGAGTGCGAAAAGGGGCCAGTGGCTTGATCCAAACAACGATGTATATATAGTCTACTATGACGGAGGCTATGACCCTCTGTCTTGTCAAGCGTATGCACACAAGAGTAAAAAAACTGGTGAGGTTAAGTTACTGGGAGAATGGATATTCTTGATACCAGCAGAAGAAGAGCAAGAATTAAAAAGTGACACACTGCATCTATTAGAAGAGAAACATGAGTATAACCAATATGGATATATCAAGTACGGTTCTGATAGATTAGAAGAAACTGGATTGGTGCCCGGCGATAAAGTTATTATTCGAAAGAATTCTGACTATCGAATGGAGGTTGATGGTGAAACAATGTTTAGGGTATACTTAAAACACATACATGGCAAAGTCATCGAAGCAGAAGCATAACATAGTTACAGCGCAAAGATTAGTTGCAGCGATGGATATCGCGATTGACAACATGATTGCTGAAATACAAAAGCCTGTAGATCAAGAACTTAGCGGATCTCAAAGGAAGGCAGAACTTCAGTCAATTAAAATTACCGCTGTTGACGCTAAAGAACTTATTGTTGAAAGAGAAAGACTTGAACAACTCATTAAGACACTTAAATAAAGTGGACAGATTAAAGAAGAACAAGACTATTCAGGAGGATTCGCAGAAAAATTCTCAAAGTAATCAAGTCTTCATCTACTGGGATTATTAAACAATGGCGGGACTTGTAGAAATAGAAGATGAGATTGTAGTAAACATATGCCCTGACAAAACCGAAGGAGATGTCAGGTTATACTTTGACTTACCCATACAGTTCCCTAAGCAACCAGCCAAGAAAGATATACTTTTTAATAATTTAAAAAAGGAAGATCAAAGATGGGTGAGAGAGGGGCTTCCTGATGATCTCAAAAAGATCCGGTCGATGGAAGAGTGGCTGGGAATGCCAGAGTCATTTAGGAAAAAGTTTACACCCTATATAAGTCAAGAATTTAAAAGACGTAGAAATGGAGTATGGTTTTACAACAACGGGGTACCTACCTATATCACAGGTAACCATTACTTCTTCTTACAGTGGTGTAAGATCGATATTGGATACCCATCGTTCCTTGACTTTCAAAGGAAACTATTCATACATCTTGAGGCGTGTATAAAGGACCCAAGAAGTGTTGGACAGATCTACGTGAAGTGTCGTCGTTCTGGATACACAAATATGTCTGCGTCTATACTTGTTAACGAAGGCACTCAGGTAAAAGAAAAACTACTGGGCATCATGTCGAAGACAGGAACAGATGCACAAGAAAATATATTCATGAAGAAGGTGGTGCCTATGTACAAGTCACTGCCTTTTTTCTTTAAGCCTATACAAGACGGTACTACCAACCCCCGTATGGAACTCGCATTTCGTGAGCCTTCAAAAAGAATCACGAAGAAAAATAAGACCGCTTCTTCTGGTGAGGCACTCAATACAATTGTAAACTGGAAGAATACTACGACTAACGCATATGATGGGGAGAAACTACATATGTTATATCTGGATGAAGCAGGTAAATGGGAAAAAGGGAACGACATAAGAGAGGCTTGGAGGATACAGCGTACTTGTTTGTTAGTTGGACGTAGAATCGTAGGGAAGGCTCTTGTTGGTAGCACTGTCAATCCACTGGATAGAGGTGGCAAACAGTTTAGGGATTTGTATGGTGCAAGCGATCCAAGAGAAAGAAACGACAACGGTCGAACACGCAGTGGACTGTACTCTGTCTTTATACCGTCTTACGATGCACTTGAAGGCTTCTTTGATAAGTATGGGATGCCAGTGGTCGAAGACCCAGAGAAAACGGTTTATACGGAGTTTGAAGAGCCTATATCTATAGGAGCAAAGACTTACTTAAAGAATGAGCGTAAAGCATTGGTAAACGATTCTTATGAACTTAATGAGGTAATACGCCAGTTCCCGTTCACTGAAGCAGAGGCATTTAGAGACAGCGCCAAAGCATCCCTGTTCAACGTACAAAAGATTTATGAACAGATAGAATACAATGATGATCTATATCCTTCTCCAATTGTAGTAGGAAACTTTGTTTGGTCTGGAGGTAAGCAGGACACAGAAGTTATGTTTAAGCCTGATCCAAACGGAAGATGGCGTGTAGCATGGATGCCTCCTTCTGATTTGAGAAACAAACCCAAACCTGAAAATGCCTGGATAGGTTGTGCTGGAGTGGATAGTTATGATATTGATGCAACAGTAGACGGAAGAGGATCAAAGGGCGCATGTCACTTCTACAACAAATTCAACATGGGTCACCCATCAAATATGTTTGTCGCTGAATACGCATCACGACCACCTCTTGCTAAAATATTTTATGAGGATGTTTTGATGGCTGCTAAGTTTTACGGTTACCCTGTGTTAATTGAAAACAATAAGTACGGCATCGCAAGGTACTTTGAGACAAGGGGTTACGACCACTTCTTAATGGAAAGACCAGAACACTTAGGCTCTAAATTCCAAAGCACTAAAACTAAAACAAAAGGTATACCATCGAATTCAAAAGATGTCATACAGGCTCATGCTCAAGCAATAGAGGCTTACATCCATGATCATGTTGGACTAAATGAGGACACACTTGAATTTGGAAAAATGTATTTTGAAAGAACCCTTGAAGACTGGGTTAATTTTAAGATAGACGACAGAACCAAATATGACCTTTCTATATCAAGTGGTTTGGCATTGCTTGCTGCTCAAGGACATAAGCCTGTGAAAGTTAAAAGTGATTTCGAAAAGAAGCAGTTCTTTAGGAAAGGTCAGATAATTATACGAAAATAATAAGAAGTATATTTGCATAAGTAGCAATCTCAAGTATGGATAACCAATATAAATCAGGACAGTCTTCCTTTCCAGATGCTTTAGCAAGCACAGAGGAGAAGATGTGTATGCCTTATGGCTTGCAATACGCAAAGGCCATGTTCGCTCAATGGGTTGGGAGTGACTATCAAAATTCATTGTACGGTAGAAGAAATACAGAAATGGAACGCTGTAGAGATTATGCCCAGGGAACTCAAGACACGTCTATATACAGACAGATTCTAAATTCTCTTGATCCTAATAATGGAGACGGAACACTGCTAACTCTTGATTACACGCCTGTTCCGATTGTACCAAAGTTTGTAAAGATTGTTGTAAACAAGATATTATCTAAAGAACCGTATCCACAGATACAGGCAATAGATCCTCTATCAAGATCAGAAAAAGATAAAAAGAAAGCCTCTACTATTTTACGTATCGAAAACCGTAACATAATAGAAGAAGCCAAAGCACTTGGTTTAAATGTTTCAATAGATCCAAACGAACTACCGGAAACACCAGAGGAAACAGAAATATTTCTTGATACAAATATTAAAACAGACGCTGAGATATCTGCACAGATTGCTACTGAACTGACTCTCAAGTGGAATAATTTTAATGAATCTATATATCGCCGTTGTGTTGAAGACTTGGCCACTCTTGGTATGGCTGTGGCTAAACGTACTAATGATCCTAACTATGGCATCAAAGAAGAGTATGTTGATCCAAAACGATTTGTACATAATTATACTGATGATCCGAACTTTGGTGACCTGACATATGCTGGACATTTCAAGTTCATAACCATAATGGAACTCAAGCGTATTGCTGGTGATCAGTTTACTGAAGCACAATACGAACAGATTGCAAAGACAGTAATGAACAAGTACGGAAACAATCCGACTCAATTTAGTTCTGCTGGCTATACATATGATCGTCCAGGTACACGTTACCGTCAGGGATACGATGAGTACAAGGTTGAAGTTATGGACTTTGAGTTCATGTCTGTCGACAACATTATATACGAGAAGAAAGAATCTGCTTATGGAAACATAGGCTTTTATTACAAAGGGACAGAGTACAATGCCCCTCAGCAATCTGTATACGATCGAGAAGCAATGTACATGAGTAACGCTACAGTATACGGAGGTACTTACATTGTGGGTACAGAGTTAATGTTTGACTACGGCCCTAAGAAAAACATACCGAAGAACGTACACGATATTTCCCGTGCTACATTATCATACAGCGCAATTGCAACAAACATTAGAGGAATGATTCCGAAGTCAATGGTTTCCTCTGTTATTGGGTTTGCTGATATGTTACAAATCACACACCTCAAGATTCAACAATCTATTGCTAAGGCAAAGCCTGATGGTTTGATCATAGATATTGAGGGATTAGAGAATGTACAACTTGGTAGAGGCGGAGAACTTCAGCCGTTAGAGATTCAAGACATATACGAACAAACTGGTATCTTCTATTACAGAAGTAAAAATCCAGAAGGTGGTTTCCAAAACCCACCGGTTCGAGAAATAGGAAATGCTATCAGAAACATCACAGAATTGGTTGCGATATACAATCACTATCTAAGGATGATTAGAGACGCCACAGGGATCAATGAGGTCATGGATGGAACATCACCTAAAGGAGATGCTCTTGTAGGCGTTAGACAGCAGCAAATAGCCGCAGGTAACAATGCTATATATGATATTACTAACGCTGCTATGGT